CAATACCAGCGCCACCTATAAGTTTTTTAACATTTGTTAAATCAGCTAAAGATGTTGGAACGTATTCCATAATTTTAGAACCTAGTTTTGATACTGGATTGTCTGATATTATTTTTGCTTGATCTATATTTACAGGTGTCTCTCCTACAAATTCATCAAAACCAATTGCATCAAATTTATTTGGATTTGTTAAAAATCTGCTTTTTTCTGAATCTGTCATAAGACTAAATTTATTTAATTGTTGCTCTGGACTTAAATGAGAATTAGCTTTTACAAAACTTTCTGGTAATTGTGTTGTTGATGCTTTGTCTGCAAATAAATTTTTTATACCACCACTACCTGTCGGCTTACTAAAGTATTTACTAAATGTACCTGTACCAGTAGTACCTGGAGTAAACGCAGTTTTTCCAAAAGGATTAATACCTTTTTGAAAATCTGCTCCACCTAAATATCTAGATGCTTGTCCTAAACCATAATTCATTAATCCTGATTTAAGTGATGAACCTATTCTACCTGTTTGATCAAAGCTACCTATACCTGACATTGCTCCTGCAAGTAGTGGGTTAAACGGTGCAACAAATGGTGCAGCTTTAACTGCAATCTCTGCTACTTCGTTTGGTATAATTTTTCTTGCAAATTTTTTAAGTGAACTTCCTACTCCATACTGACGTCTACCATCCATACCCATGATACCACCATACGCTGCCATTTGTCTGTCAGGTAAAGCTGGTCCTGTTGGTTTTGGTTGAAAAGGATTAACTGGTTTTGTTGGATCTTGTGGTAAAGGATTGCCACCGGCCATTTGACCTTCGGCCATAGCTTGATCCATAAACTGTTGCATAGACATAGGCTCTCTTCCCATCTCTATCATTTCATCAACGTATTTTAGATACTCTTCTTCTAATTGAGCCATCATCATTTCTTGCATTTGTTGTGGAGATTTAGGACCCTCATCACCTCTGTATTTGATAGATGGTGCGTTAGTTTCTAATTCTTCTGAAATTTGTATATCTTCTATTCCCATGGTTTTGTCAGTTTACTTTGTTTTTAAGAACAAATCAAGAGGTGGCATTATAACTTTTACATCCTGAGCCATCTCCTCATTGTTATACCCTTTAGCTTGCCAATCTTTTTTTTCTTTAAAAAGCTCTCCTGTTTCCTTGTGTCTATAAGTTGTTTCTACTTTTGCATCTAATACTGGTATATCTGTCATTATGTTGTTACCTCTTTCTTAATATTTAAATAGCTAATAGCTACATCAAACGAATCTGAACTGCTTGATTGTACTGTAAAAGTTTTACCACCCTCTACTATTAGCGGTTGAGTTAATAATTCTGTTGTTGTATTTGCTGTTAATTGCGCTGATTTAATAGCTGTAATACTGTTGTTTGTGACTGTTACTGTAGGTGTGCCTGCTGATGTAACTAGTATTGATTTAATGACTATCGTTTCATTGATTGCAGGAATACTAGCACCTAAAGGTGTAAGAGCAGCACCACTTGTACTATTATCTATACCTGCAAATTTATATTGGTTTACTACTGCCATTAATCTAAAAAGAAACTTCTAGCTTCTATCTCCTGTTTTAATTCTTCTTGAAACGTTGTGTTAAGTTTCTCAAGAACCGCATCTAAATCTCTAACTAAAGACTGTGCCACATCTTCTTCATACTCTGAACTTGCTCTAGTTAATGATTGTACTATCTTAGCCATTATGTATATAAATTTCTAGCTCGTTCTAATAACATAGCACGTAATTCATCAGTGCTTGCTAAACCTGCAGCAGCTGGATCTAGTGTACTATCCGCTCCTAAAAATCTTAAAATTAATTCATCATCTGTTGTAGTGTTTTCAGTAGCGTCATCTATTAGATTACCACCTATTGTTTCAATACCTACCATGTTTTGTTGATCACCTGGAGGATTATCTCCATCTCTTAATCTTAATTCACCTTCAGTAAGTGGTCTTCCGTAAGCGTTAACATTTCCAGTCATTCTGTTTTTCATATACTCTTTATAGGCATCTATACCATAACCATAACCATATTTACCTGCTACGTTGTCTGCAAAAAATTGTGTGTTTTTTTTATATCCTAAATTACCTAAAAAATTTCCTGCTGTGTTTATTAAAGTGCTACCAGGAATAAAAGGAGGAATGTTCACTGGTTTATAAGTTGAATTTGATAAATTAAAAGCGTCGATATAATTATCTTTTCTATTGTTTTCAAAAAAAGGTGACACGGTTGGAGGAGCTATTGGAGCTCCTAATGTAGTAGGATTATTAACTGCATATTGTTCTCTAACATCTAAGTTTGTTGCTATTTGTGGTGGTGCTGTATTGAAAGGATTGTTATCTTCACGAGTATTATTATCTCTGTCACTTGATGAAGGTCCATCGCCTCTTGTTTCTTGACCACTATCTCCTCCAGGTGCTGATGAATTTGTACTGCTTGTGGCAGCTCTGCTACTTGTAGCTTGACTACTTCGACTACTTGATCCGTAAGCATCATCACCACGATAACCTGGTCTTGAACCGTCTAAAGTTTTAGCAACTCTTTGACCTGTTGCGTACATTTGTCTAGCTTGTTGTAATCTTGTAATTGACACTATCGTCTTCCTCCTGCATGTATATCTAACCTAAATGTTCCTAATTTCCAACTAGTATCTACAGCCGTATTAGATATTGTAAGAGCTATAGCTCTTGCTCGAGCCCTTGTGTCTACTTTGCTTGTAGAAGTTGTTACTGTAAAAGGACCCAATGATGAGCTGGTAGACGCATCATTTGGATAATTTCTTAAATCTAATTGTACAACGGCATTTCCTGTTTGAGAAATAAAGTCAGGTATAATTCTACTAACTCTCATAATGTTTTCACCATCACCTCTAAGGTCAGCCATATTTGTAGCTGCTCCTCTTACAACTTTTTGTGTAATATCATAATCACCTGATGTGATGTCTGCAGGAATAGCTGAAGTTACCCCAAGTCTTATTTGATTAATTCCTGTTTCATGTTCATAGTAGTAAGTAATACCTTCAGTATTACCAACTACATCAAAAGATGTATCTGTACCAGCATCATATTGAGTTGCATGAGGCAATCCAAACACGGAAGAATCTTGCCAAGTAGTTCTTGTAAATAAAGAACTATCGTTAGTAAACCATATAGGTCTTTTAGATGTTGAATCTAAATAACTATATGTTACTGATCTTAAATTAACATTTGAATTTGATGTAGGATAAAACCAAGTAATTTCACCAAACAAGTTATTAATACCACAATAAACTAATTGATTAGATGTTGTGTTAAGATCATCATAAACATAATCTTCGACTAAACAATCCATAGATTCTAGCTTACCGGTGTATCTAAAAAAACCATTTTCTGACATCCAATAAGCTGCACCATCAACCTCAACAGCTGCATTCTTACCAATCAATCCACAGTTAGTACCTACTTGTTCAAAAGCAAAGGTAAACGGAGTTCCAACAAATCTCATGGTAAATAAAGAAGTATCAGACCAAACATAAATTGCATTCCTACCAAGTTTAGCTCCAATGATCCGTGATCCGGCGGCCAGTCTTTGTGTACCAGCACTATTTTCAGCTGTAGGTGCGTAGTCGTTAATATTTTCTTGAGAAGAAAATCTTAAAAACATATCGTCTTGTGTAGTTTTATCACCAATAGTTGTTTCTGTACCAAAAAATACTAAGTGACGATCGGGAGTTGATACTAACATATCACGTGATGCTGTTGGTGCACCTGTAATAATAGTTGCTCTTGTTGATGTTGCATTAGCTGAATCAGAGTCCCATTCAAAACACTCACCATTAAATATTAAAGCAATTAAAGTGCTTCCTAAATTATCTAGAGACCATAAACCAGGTTCCGCAACAGAGTCAGTGTTAGTAGCTGCTTGGCCCCATCCTGAAAAATCACTAAAGTTTGTGACAGTAGCTCCATTAGAGTGTGATGCATTAGTGGTTCCCCTAACATTTCTAGTAATTCCTGTTAAGTCATTTCCTGAAACACCTGTGTAAGATATTTCTTCATCATCTACTTTAATAAAATTAGTTCCGGTAGTAGGAAACCCTACAGTCGATGTAAGAGTTATACTAGTTCCTGATCCTCCTGTACCAAAAGAGTTTGCAGATAAAGATCCATTTAAAGTTGTAGTTCTAGGAGACGTAACACTTCCACCGTATTGAGATATACCCCACCCAAAAACACCAACTTGTTCTGCTGGCCCTACATGATAATATTGAAAAAAAGTAATACCTCCAGAAGTAGTTGCTCCTGCTCCTCCTTCATTACTAGGCATTGTAATAGTAAGTGTTGTAGTATTGGGTACGCTAGTTATCATAAACTTTTTATCACAAAAATCTGAAGCTCCAAAATTAGAGCCCGTAATAGCACTAAAAGTAGAAGTATCTCCAAACAAAATTATATCCCCTGTTTTAAAATTATGTGCGCTAGAGAAAGTAAGTGTTACGGTTGGTTCTCCGTTAGTTGTGCTAAATGCATTTGTGATTGCTGTTCCTGATGGGTTAACTAAAGGATGAATATCATAATAAACTCCTCCAGAATATACATATAAAATTCTATTAGTGCCTATAACAGCATATTTAATACCCTGTTTATTAACCATGTGATGCAAACCTCTAGCTGCACCTGTAAGTTTTGATTCACCTAACTGTTGCCAACCACCTATTTTTTCAGGTGTACCATACCTAAAACGTACATTCGTACCGCCTGTCCATTGTGATTCAGCGCCGGTAGATGTAACTTGTTTATTAAACCCTGGTAAAAAACCTAATTTTTGTAACATAAAAAACCTTTGAAATAACTCATTTATATTATATATTAAATGAATACGGAATGAAAGACGGAAAATATACATAAAAAGATGAATTTTAGATTATTTGAATTGATTGAAACGCCTACTTTTCAATATGTAAGAATACATAAAAACGCAAATCTTAGTGTTATGAAGTGTATTGAAGAAAAATATGGAAAAGAAAATGTACAAAATACAACTCATCTATCTAAAAAAACAAGATGGGCTGTAATTAGAGATCCATATCAAAGATTTTTATCTGGTCTAAGGTATGACTTATGGAAACAAAAAGTTAATGTTAAAGATATTAATATAAAAAAAGTTTTTACCTCTAATGAACACCATGCAAGAAACATATTATTTAGAAACATTAATCACGCTTCGTCACAAATCCCTTACTTTATTAACACACAGATAAGTCACTATGTTGACATAGATGATTTAGACTTATTTTTAAAAATGCATTTTGATAAGAGCTACAAAGAAAACGGTTTTCCTAAAACAGAAGAAAATTTAAAATACTATGATATAGAAAAATATTTAGATAAAGATGAAATAATGAAATACTTACATTTTGATTATTATGTATACAACAATATTATGTCTTCTCCATTTTTATGGGAATGGCAACATGGAAAAATTTTTGAATGATTAATTTTATAGATAAAAATGATAAGTTAAATGAAACTAAAAATAGTTTAAACATTACTTATCCTAGAAATATAAATATAATATTTGGACATTATTCTTACCCTGAAATAATTCACAATTTTATCTTAGATATAAAAAACAATTTAAGTTCTGAAATGAAAAACTATACTAATGTAAAAGGGGGAATGACTGATTGGAATTATTTTTTAGACAAAGATAATTTTAATAATTTTTTTAGTTTTTTAATTAATAAACATCAAACAAGTCACCCAGATCTTTTTCAATATTTTTTAGAAAAAAATATTATTACTAATGCTTGGGGAAATGAAATAAAAAAAGGAGATAGTTTAAAGTATCACATACACAGTTGTTGGCATGGAATTTTATATCTAACAAAAGGTTGTGACTTACAGCTTCCAGAATTAAATTTAAAAATAACTCCTGAACCAGGAGATTACTATATATTTCCACCTCAAATATTACATGGTTTTAATAAATATGAAGGAGAAATAAATAGATATAGTTTAATATTTAATATAGATCAAAAAAGCACCTCGTTTGATTTTACTAAAAAAGTAGAAAGTATGGACAAAAAAAATGAATCGTAAATTTATTATTGTAGGAGGAGGCACAGCTGGTTATGTAACCGCATTAATATTAAAAGAAAAATTTCAGGAAAATATTAATATAAAAATTATTAGATCTAAAGATATTGGAATCATTGGAGTAGGTGAAGGATCCACAGAACACTGGTCAGATTTTTTAAATTTTACAAAAATTGATAAAGATAAAATGATAAAAGAATGTGGAGCTACTTATAAATTTGGAATAATGTTTGAAGGATGGGGAGATAAAAAATATTTACATTCTTTGGTTACAGAATGGGATATTACTGCAGGGCAAGAACACATTTCTTATTTAAATCTAATTGCCAATAATAAAAAATTAAACCCTGATTTTCTTTACAAGAACATACTTCCAACTAATATTAATTGTAAACAGTTTCATTTTGATACACATAAGTTAAATATTTTTTTAGAAAAAACATGTAGTGAAAGAGGTATAGAGATAATAGATGACATAATTAATAATGTTAATATTAATGTTAACAAAGGTATTACTTCTATTCAAAGTAACACACAAAAATACGAAGCTGATTTTTTTATTGATTGTACAGGTTTTAAAAGATTGTTAATAAGTAAGTTAGGAGCTAAATGGAAATCTTATAAAAAATATTTAAAAGTTAATTCTGCTATAACTTTTCAAACTCCTGATGAAGAAAATTATAATTGTTGGACTTTGGCTAAAGCTATGAAATTTGGTTGGAGGTTTAAAATACCTGTTCAAGGAAGACACGGAAATGGATATATATTTTCTGATAAATATACAACTCCTGAAAAAGCAAAGTTAGAGGTTGAAAAAGAACTAGGTTATGAAATAGATGTTGGTAAACACATTAAGTTTGATCCAGGTCGTTTAGATAAAGTGTGGATTAAAAACTGTGTTGCAATAGGTTTATCAGCTAATTTTGTAGAACCGTTAGAAGCAACATCAATTGGAACTTCAATACAACAATCTTTTTTATTAATGCATAATCTAAGTGATCCTGTTGGCTCAGTAAGAGATCAATACAATAGTCAAGTAAAAAGCATTATGGAAAATATAAGAGATTTTATTTATCTTCATTACTTACGTTGGAACAGACACAATTGGTTTTGGAAAAATTATACATATGAAAATGCTCCTCTTAATATTAAAAAAATGATAGGTCTTTGGAAAAGAAGATTACCGATTGACGATGATATGAAAACTTCTAATTATAGTTTATTTTGGGCTTGTAATTTTATTCAAGTTTTAAATGGTTTTGGTTTTTATGATTATAATAATAGTATAAAAAAACAATATAATTTGATGCCAACAAAAACTAAAAATGAATTAGAAAACTATTTTAAAAAAATAGACAGTAATTTAATATATAAAACACATAAAGAAATTATAAATGAAACAAAAAACAGTTAACATAGATAACTTTATAGGAGTGTATGATAATTACATTACTGAAGAACAGTGTGACAATGCTATTAACTTATACGAAAAACAAAATGAATTTAAGAAAACTCTTAATAGAATAGGTTCAGAACAATCATCTATTTTAAAAAAACAAGATCAACAATTTTTTGCTAATGAAGGTAATTTAGATGTTTGGTGGAAAAATTTAGAGGCTCTTATAATTAATTTTGATATGGCTTGGAAACATTACGAAAAAAATGTAGGGGCTTTAGATTCTTATGGACAAGATAAACTTTATTACACAAGTTTAAAAATTCAAAAAACTCTACCTACAGAAGGATACCATGTTTGGCATTTGGAACATAGCTCGGGATTTAATAATGAGCCTAGAGCTTTTGTTTATTCTGTATATTTAAACGATGTAGAAGAAGGAGGAGAAACAGAGTTTTTACATTTTTCAAAAAGAGTTAAACCTAAAAAAGGTAGAATAGTTATTTGGCCCGCAGCTTTTCCGTATGTACATAGAGGAAATCCTCCTTTATCTGGAGAAAAGTATATTTTAACTTCTTGGATGATGTTGAGGTAAGGTGGAAAACGAACACTTAATAATACCATGTTTATCAAAACCATTTGTAGATTGGTTGAATACAAAAGATTTATCTTCAAAAACAATGGTTGAGTTTGGAGCAGGAAAATCTACAATTTATTTTAGTAAAAAATTTAAAAATGTTTTTTCTTTTGAACATGACCAAGAGTGGATAAATTTTGTTAATGAAAAAGAATTAAAAAATGTTCATATGTTAAAAATGCGTGAAGATTTTTATATGTATAGAAATTACAAAAATTTTATAAAAAATAGTGACTACGTATTAATTGATAATAATCCTAACATTATATCAAGAGGTTTTATAGCATCTATGTGTTGTGAAGCATGTTATACTAAAGCAAATATAATTTTAGATAATTCAGAAGAATATCAACCTGCTCATACATATCTTAAAAGCATGTATAAAAATGTAGAAGATTTTATTGGAAAAAATTATATGAATGAATTAACAACTACAAGTTTATTTTACAATGATTGAAGTGATAGATGATTTTTTAAATCAAAATGATTTTAATAAATTAAAAGATATAGCTTTTAAATCTGATTTTTATTATGCACCATTTGTATCAAGTAAAAATGCTACTGATGGTTATTATTTTGAACGTAATATTTTTTCTAAATGTAGAATCATGAGTCCAATATTTTCTTTAATAGAACCTGTATTAGATAAATTAAATGTTAAAGCTTTAGTTAGAGCTAAAATTAATATGTACCCTAGAAATGATCATTTAATAGAGTTTGGTCAACATGCTGATACTGATTTTAAATGTAACACGTTTATACTTTCACTTAATACTTGTGATGGTTTTACAAGAATAGGAAAAGATAAAACAGTGCCATCAAAAGAAAACACTGGTGTTTATTTCCCATCAAACATTTTTCACAACGGCACTAATTGTACCAATCAAAACGTAAGAGTTAATATAAATATTAATTATTTTTAAATTAAGATGAGTAAGATGTAGGTCTAGGACCTAGTCTAGCTATTTTGTCTGATTCACCATTTGTGTCTTGTTCAGGACGATCATCAGCGTCCCATTTAGCTTGAAGATGAGTTAAATGAGCTGCATCCCATCTAGTAATAAAATCTTGAAAATCACCTAAGTTTGCATCTGCCCAACTAGAATGAGGAGTATCATCTCTATATTCTACTTGATTACTTACATTAGATGCTTCGTATTGAATGGCCCAAATATTTGAAAATTTACTTTGATTCCAAAATGCATCATCATCGATTACATAACCAGGGCCGTTTGAAACATCAAATTCTCCAGTTCTTTTCATAATCATTTTGTCATCAAATATTACTGTCCATGTCGCGTTTGTTGCCATAATTTCTCCTAAGTTTTTATAATATAAAGTAGTGTTAAATAAGGTTGAAGAACTGAAGTTGCAGTTCCGCTAAAAGTTGCACTCATGTTGTGAGAATGACCTTGTCCACCACCAGTAGCAACCGTATTTATTTGACCACCACCATATCTAAGAAGATCTGCGTGGCTTTGGCTACCTGTGTTTTGTCCTTGAACTTCGTGAGTGTGGGACGCTAATTGCGCTGTTGATAAAGTTGCATTAGCTGTTGAACCACCAACGGTTCCTGAAGCTGCAACTGTATTTGCTCCACCTGTTGATGCTAAAGCTTTAGTTCCAGATTTACCCATTGGAATGTTATCGGCTAAATTTGGTACATTAAAAGTAGATGAACCATCACCAGCTCCATAAGTCGTGCCTACAACTGCAAACAATGCAGAGTAAGTAGATCTTGAAACAGCTGCACCATCACATTCTAAAAAACCTGTTGGAACTGAACCAGATGACCATGGAAGAACGGTACCTGTAGCAGTGCCTTCAATACCTGTAAGGTCTGATCCATTAAAATTGTATTTAGTTGCTTCGTAATTTGCCATATTATTTCTCCGTGTAAGTCCATCCTACATTTGAACCAGAGTAAACTAATCCAAATGCTGCACCCTCAGTATTAACTACTAGGTCTGCTGTTGCGTTTGTTATTTTAGAACTGTTTCTTCCAACAGTCAAGGCGTTACTGTCAAAAGTGTATCTTGAATCTACAAAATTTACTTGATCACCTACAGAAGGTGATGCCGGAAGAGTTATTGTAACTGCTCCTCCACTTGTATCTACAAAAATTTTATCACCATTTATTGCTGTATAAGATCCAGTTTTTGTAAGCCAATCTGGAGTAACTGGTTGAAATGGAACTTCGTAAACACCTGTGTTAGTTGCAACACCATCTAACCAAATAATTTTCCAAAGTTTATTTGTGGCTGAAAAAGTAACAGTTGCTCCTGAACCAGAAACAGCTTTTAATTGAACTGTATGTGCTCCAGTAGTATTGTTTTTAATAAAGTAAAAATTTTCTGTGAGTAATGGAAAAGTTATGACTCTGTTTCCAGAAATAGTTCCTGTAAATTCTATAACTCTGTGTTGAGCAGTACCTGTTAAAGCACCTTCAGCTATTGTTAAATCTTGAGTTCCTGCACCACCAGCAATTGATAAACTATTATATCCACCTGTAAGTTGTTCTACAAGACTTAAATTAGCGTTTGTTTTTGTTCCCCAAGTACCAGCGTTTTCGCCGGTTGCCATTAGTTCTATTCCTAGATCTGAAAATGTTGATGCCATACTTTTGTACTCCTAATAAGTCTTATTTATATTGGTTATTTAGTTTTAAGTCAAACATAATTATGCAGGAGTTTTTCGTGTATACCCTGTTGTATTTTTTGGCGTCTTAGTTGAGTAACCACTAACTGACGTTTTTGGTGATTGTGTACTATATCCGGTGCTTGTTTTAGGTGTTAATTTTCCATAATATTTAAGAATTAATCCTGTAGCATTAACACTAGATGTTGCTTGTATTCCTGTTAAACCTACGACATCTGCTGGATTAATAGATCCTGTTGACGATGTTGTACTTAACCCAGTTAAACCTATTTGCATGTCTGCAATAGATATTGAACCTACTGTTGAGGTAGCACTAACACCTGTTGGAATTATAATAGGTGAAGAATTTATTTCTACAGAACCTACAGAAGAACTTGTTCCTACTCCAGTTAATCCAACAACATCTGCTGGCAATATATTTCCTACACTAGATGTTGCACTTAATCCAGTAAGTCCCATGACATCTGCTGGCGATATATTTCCTACACCTGCTGTTGTACCAACACCTGTTGGAACAACAGTGCAATCTATAACTAAACTTAAAGAACCAACACTAGAAGTAGAACTTACTCCTGTTGGAGATATTACAGAAGTTAAATCTAAAGTTAATGCACCAACACTAGAAGTTGCACTCAACCCTGCTGGTTGTTCTAATTTATTAAATGAATCTCCGTAAGGTTCTTCACCCCAACCATTTCTACCCCAACCAACTAACGTACCGGCATTATCAAAAGTTCCAAGTTCCGTTTGAGCTTGTAAACCTGTTAGTGCTGCTATAGTAAGTTGATCAGTAGTCGGTGATCCTACTGAAGCGGTAGTGCTAAGTCCTGTTAAATCTACTGGAATAATTTGAGCAGCTTCGACAGCGCCAACACTAGATGTTGTACTTAAACCAGTTGGTGCAACAGAATATTCTACACCCCAACCAGAGTTACCCCATTGTTGCCTGCCCCAACCTGATCCTGGAAATGCAGATACTTCACCTACACTAGAGGTTGCTGATACACCAGTTAAAGTAATTGTAACAGTATTAGATGCCCAGGAATTTTCATTCCATGCTACTGAAGGATTATCACCACCCCAGATAGATGCCATAAGGATTTACCTCCTTATGCTATACGAAGGATAGCGTTAGATGCGTCTGCTGTTGGAAATTGAATTGTAAAAGTTCCACTTGATACAGTTTTGTCTCCACCAAATGCGATTGCACAAACTGCTCTATCAGCGTTTGTGTCATTATAAATTAAACAACCATTAGCTGTGAATGAAGCAGAAGTAAAACTAACATCTGCAAAGTCACAACATGCAGTGTCAGTTGATAAAGCTGGAGTTACACTTGTAAGTGCTGCACCACCTGCAGAATAAGCAGATCCTGATGTGTTAGATATTTCGTTTGATGAACTATAAGCTGTTGTTGATTTATTTAAAGTTGCTGAACTTGTGTACAAAGCTATTTTAAATGAATTTCCAGATGACGCTGTAAAATTATGTAGAGCTTGTAAAACTTCTGCTTTAAAACTGTTACATACTGCCGATGTTATTGCCATAATTTTTTCTCCTAATTACTGAGGCGGTGACTCGATTGGTATTCTTATTGTTCCATCCGTGTAATCGTCTCGTCTTCTTCTTCCAACTTGCATTGCTGCAAACTTTTGTAGTTCAGTTTTATATCTATTTTCATATAGTGTCAACATGTCTGTTGGGCCTTTTAAAAACATAAAAGCTTCTACTAAACATGCATATAATAGACCCTGTGGAAAATAATTACTTAAATATGTATTAGAGTTACCATCACCACCAGACCCTAATCCCGTAGGCATTGCGTTATAATGAATAATATATTTATAATTAGCATCAGGTGTTGGAGCTATGTATATGGCACCAGATGTAGCTGTACTAGCCCCTGTTGTTGCACCACCAAACATAGCATAATATTTAGGAAGACCAGTTACATCTTGTGCAGCAGCACCTCCTGCAGTTCCTGTTAAATTACCTACGTACTCTGAAATAAAAGTTTGATCACGTTTCTCTAACCATACTCCTTGACCATTAGTGTTTGCTGTTGATTCATATACCTCTATACCTCTAACAAACAAAGCTTTAGTAGGCATTGTAATTGAATTAAAATCAGTTGCAAATTGTGCTTCATCTTGAACTCTATCGGAGTCCATTGGAAGATCTAAATTAATTCTATTTTGTGCAGCCATAATAAAACCATCTAAAATAGTTGTAGTAAATACAGTAGACCCAACTTCAGTGTAGTCTTGGATAGCTTGTTTTAATGTAGTGTAATTATAACTTGTAAGTCCTGACATAATTAAGCTCTATCATTAACGGGTCCAATTGTACACTGAAAACCGCCTCCTGTTGCTGTGCTTCCAGCATTAGATACTAAAGGCACTGTTATAGAATTAAATTGTTGTTCTGTTGCTTGTGTTCCATTTGGTAATGTAGGACCAACTTCTACAGTAGTTGCAATTGCTGTTGCTAAATATGATCCAAAAACTTTTGCTCCGTTTGCGTGAGTTGTTGCTGTAGTATTAGGTGGAGTTATTCCTCTAAATGGAGAAGCCGTGCCTCTTGTTAATCCAGATAAAACTCCTGTACCTGTATTGTTACCTGTATATTGAATTGTTTCATTTATGTATTTTCCAAAAGTTGCACTAGTTGCAACTTGATCTACTTTTTCTATTACAATAAAACCAGCGTTTGGAAATGCTGCAGAACTAGTTAAAGTTAAAGTGTTGACTGTATCATTAATTGCACCATTTAAAGTTGTTTGTAATTCTAAAGTTGCAATTGCAACACCTCCTACTATTTCTTTAACAGATTGAAATCTAACATAAGATGTTCCTTCGTTAATTTGATTAGAAGGATAAGACACACTTAAAGTTTGAGATCCACCTGTTGTAGTAAATGGATTGTTAGGTAAAATATCTTGTACTGGAAACTCTACTCTTGCAGGTCTTGCATGCATTAAACCTTGTGGGTCTGCGCCTACTGGATGTGGTTCTAATTGTGGTTGCTTAGGTTCAAACTCAGAGTTATGTACCCATGCACCAGTCCACTCTTTTACCATTTCTCTATATGGAAATGCTGCACCTGATCTATCAGAGATCGCTAATGCTCTACTACCTTTTGCAAATCTAGCCATTATATATTTGGATAGTATGTCTTCGGAGTAATATATGTGCTAGCTGGAGAACCATCTTCTGATAATGCTCTTGCTAACTCATCCTCGTACAACAACTTCATCTCCTGTGTTCGTTGTGGTGCAAACTTCATAGATAAGTAATATGATAATCCTGAAATCATACATGGTACAAATCTAAAAGGTGTATCACTTGCGTTAGTATAAGCTCCTGCATCATCAATTCTTTTTACATAATAAACGTTTAAAAAATTTGATGCAGCAGTTGAATTAGGTAAAGGATAAATAGTTAGTGTAACTTTATCTATAAATCTTTGTACCCAAAACTGTGAAGGTGTTCCATTAGATGCTTTGTTAGCTGTTGCTGAATAAGCATCTCTTGCAACTTTAGTTAAACCTGTGTCTGATTGATTTGTTGTATTGTAATTTTGTCTATATGTAACATTTAAAATATCTGAAATACCGTAAACATTTGCTGTTGGAACAGTTGTAGCTTGTGGTGGTTCTCCACCTCCCGGTACATCTGTAGAATTTCTATAAAAAGTATATACACCAGATCCTTCAGCTGTAGCATCAACATTAGTTGTTGCACCTGCTATTAAATTAATATTAGTATTTCCTACTTCCCAAAAATGTATTCCTCTATTACCCCATTCTTGAAAAAGAATGTTTAAAGATCTTCTAGCAGTTTTTAATTGATGGCCGGCTGTACCGACTAAACCTAAACGCTCGTATGCATCTGCAATAATTTCATCGATTGAAAAGTCCTGGTCGAAACTGTAGGACTGTGAAGTAGTATTCGCCATTGGCTAACTCCTTAAAATGTTCCGATTACGTAACAAAAATCACAGTTAGTAAGATCTACGTAAGCTCCTTCATTACAATAAATACCAGCTCCAGGTAATTTAAATTCTTGAACAACGTTATCGGCTGC